ATAGCACCTCGTCGAGGCCCATAGAGATGTGTCCAGCAACATTTTCTCCAATAACCCAAGTCGGCCTGACAGCTTGGATAATTCTAAGCATTTCCGGCCAGAGGTGTCGGTCATCTTTATCGCCTCGTCTGACCCCGGCAAGGCTAAAGGGCTGGCAAGGATATCCGCCACAAATAATGTCAACTGATCCTCTGAATCTTTCTGCGTCATTTGCTAACTCCCTAACATCATCAATGATTTCTGTATCCGGCCAGTGCTTACGCAAGACTTTTTGCGCGTGTTTGTCATACTCGCAAAACGCGACTGTCTCGTAGCCACCCACCAGCTTTTCGCCGGCGTAACTAAAGCCGCCAATGCCACTGAATAAGTCTAGCATCCTAAGCATATCTCATTCCCTCGCCATCAAGTCGCGGCACACCATAATGAAGTCAGGCCAAGACAGTGTCGCCGTATAACGCCAGTCGTATGCCTCAGCCACGTCCTGAGCCAGTGGCCGCCCTAACCGCGCCAGCGCCTCAATGGGTATCCGCACGCTTATGTCCTGCCGGTCTAGCTTCCAGATCAGGCACGGCAGGCAGTCGTTAGGATTGCCGTCTGATGTGCGGGCGGCGGTCACTATCTGATCCCACCAAGAAGATGACACGGAATCTTTATATCTTTTCAGTTCCAATAAAAACGGAAACGATGCGTCTGAGGCTGTCAGGTCTGCCAGATTTTTCGTCTGGTACTGCTCAAGGTTGCGCTTAAACTTTATGCCCAACTCATCGAACAACATGCCCGCGATCTGCCTTTCAAACGCTGCCCCCTTGGCGCGCCCACCCCCGGCACGCATCAACCCCGCCCCGCTTGGCGATCCATCTCAAACTGCATATTGCGCTGGCGTGCATTTGCCTCTAACTGCCTGACCAGCAGCTCATCGGCAAGCGACGACTGACTGCGGTGAGCCGACACAGCCAGCTCGGCCTTTAGCATTTCGATAGTCGAGGCTCTGAGCCTCAACAAAACTGGTTTAACTTCACTCATTTTATGACCCTTCTGTGATCGTTGTTGGAAGCAAAAAACGCTTCTGGCTTCTTTTTGGTACACTTATGTCCCGAAACACCTACATGCCGCCAGTGGGCAAATTTGGGCGATTAAAGGCATAGTGATATTTTTCTGCAATTAATCTAATAATAATGCAATATCGGTATTGTCATATGTAGATAGCATCCCTATATATAATAGGTAAGAGGGACAAATTAGGGAAATCAAGGAGATTACGAAATGACACTAGAAAATAAAATTAACGAGTTTTTGACAGACAACTCTTATCGGGTCTACAGCGATAAAATGACGGCTGCCGCATTCAACGCTGCACAAAGTCATCTTGATAATCTTTACGATACGAGGCAAGAGGCTGGCCTAGATGCAGATGGTGAAGATTTTTTATCTGATTATTACGTTGCTCGCATAGTCGAGCGCGTTACTGACGAACTTTATACAACTTACAAGTTTGACGCAAAAGACAATGCATTTTGGGTTGAGTTAAAAGCAATCGTGGATGCACACAATAACAAGGCGGCGGCTTAACAGCCCCGCCTCAACCAAAGGGAGATTACCAAATGACTAAATTCTTAAACGGCGACACCATTGAACTCAAAGCTATTAAATATGCTGAGTTTGCATCTGAGGAAACACATTGCTTTGAGGCTAACATTTACATCAACGGCAAGCTTTATTGCCACGTTGATAACGATGGGCGTGGTGGATCAAACCGTTACGACAGGTGTGTTCAAAAATTGTGCGAAAGAATTTCTCAAGAATTGCCAAAGTGGCATAGCAAATGGGATGATTCTTGGAATGAAACAAATTTGGAAATCTGGTGCGGGGATCAAGTAAATATGTTTTTGGCTAAAAAAGAGTTTGCTAAAGCTATCCGCAAAAGTGTCTTGGTGATTGATCCCAATGAGCCAAAAGATGTCCAAGCGATATCTTTTAAGGGCAAGCCTACCATTACAAACAGGCATATTGATTATGTAGCCAACAAATACTCAGATCATAAAATACTTAACGCAATGCCAAAGGAAGAAGCGTTTGAAGTGTTTTACGCATTAACATAAAAGGGGCAAAACATGAAACAGATCAGATCAGATCGCGTCAAACTCTGGTACGTCGTGAGCCGTCCGTTCACGCATCCGGTTGTAACTGGCCCGATCCACGACAGGAACGACGCAATCGCGTTGGCTTGTGAACGCACCGACCACAAGAGCCTCATCACGCACATATCGCGTGGTGAATCTTGGGTCGGCGGTGAGGTTGTGTGTAGCGCGTACCGCCTACACATTAACGGCTGGACAGAGTTGGCGCCCAAGAAGCCTGACGGACGATTAAAAAAGCCATCAAAATATGGGAGAGTGACATGAAAGTAACACGCTTAAAGAGGGGCTATCGGATCAACCTATCTAACGCTGAATGGGCTGTCTTAGAAAGGACAGTGCGAGAGGGGATGGGTGCGACAGATTGGACTGAAGGTGGTTGGCACCGCGATCACATACCGCCAGATGAAAAGCGCATTATGACAGAGGCAGAAGTGGGCAACCGTCCTTGGATGGTGGTCACAGACGACAGGAGAGGGTAATGGGACAAGTATTTTGTGCCAATTGTGGCAAGGGTAGCAAAAAATCAACAGAAATCGCAGCGTACCCACGCAAGCATCCTTATGACGGCAATATGATTGTTGTGCAAACTAGACACTCACACCCAGAGGCTGCCAGACCTTGGACAGAGTACATTGTCTGGGATGGCGAAAGTTATGAGCCTTTCAACTACGGCCACTTTTGCACATATCGTTGCTCATGTAGATTTGCTAATGGAGCTTATGCGGCTGGCTTTAGAGTGGGAGAGTGACATGATTAAAGACACAATTTGTATGCTGTTGCTGATGGCATTTGGCTTGGCTTTTTTTACAAACGCCGTGACTACTGAGTATAACGTGTGGGCTTTGATTGTTCGCTTTGGGGGTGCGGGATGATGGAAGTTATTACATTTGAAGACGCTAAGGCGCGAGGGTTGGTGCGATACTTCACTGGCAAGCCTTGTAAGCGCGGTCATGTGTGTGATCGCTATGTGTCAAGCTATCATTGCGTTGAGTGCGGTAAGGATCGGGACAAAGAATGGAAAAAAAACAATCCCGAAAAAAGAAGCGCCGTGCAGCGTGAATACGCTCAAAGAAATGAGGTTGCGGTAGCTGCTAAAAACAAACGTTGGTATGAAAACAATTTGCATAAATATGTTGAATATAGGGCAAAACAAACGCCAGAACAAAAAGCCGCGAGAGCAAAGAAAGCGAAAAAGTGGCGCTTAAATACCATTGAAAAGCGCAACGCTGTTTCCAAGGCTTGGAAGCAAAAAAATGCTGACAAAGTGCGAGTTAATACCGCTGTTCGACGGAAACGTGTTCGCGTGGCAAAGCCTTCTTGCATCAGTTACGAACTTATAAAGCCTTTTTATAAAAAAGCGCAAACGCTTACTAATAAGATTGGCGTCTTACATCACGTTGACCACATCATTCCGCTACAAGGCGAAAACATTTGTGGCCTTCACGTGCCGTGGAATTTGCAGGTAATCACGGCTGAAGAAAACCTGCGTAAATCTAACAAATGGGAGACTAACTAATGGATTTTTCTAAACACTGCAAAATCATCAAGGATATGGATGAAAAAATTATGAACGGTGAGCGCTTGTGCGCTGACCTTGTTCAGACGCTGACCGCGTTGCGTGACGTGGTGGCTCAGTCTGAGGCGCATAACAGGAAGATGGCTGACCGCGTCAACGCAATAAAGAAACAGGCGGATGAATGGCGCGATCACGCCAGTCAGTTAGAGGCAGAGCTAATGGAAGAAAAAGCTATCCTCAGAGTTGCCCATCGCCACTTTACAAAAAGAATAAATGTTGCCAACCGCCGAGTTGGCATCTGGAGATCAAAAGTTGAACGCCTAAAAACCAATGGAGCAAAATAATGGTAGGAAAGAAAACACCCGACGACATCATAACCGCTTCGGTCATTCCGGTAATTATGAATATGTCGCCGTACAAAACCCCAAACGATCAGCTTGCCAAGGCACTAGCCTCAATCGAAGGCAAGCCTGATCCCGACCCATTCAACGGCAACGAAGCCTGTGACTGGGGTGACGCCTTAGAGAGCGTCATTCTCACCACCGCCGCTGAACGGCTCAACCTGACTGACCTGAAGCTGGAGCATGATGCCGTCTTCCACGACACGCTACCGTTTGCCGTGTCGCTTGACGGCACCGCTGACGGCGGGCTAGGGCATGAAGTCACCACAGACCCAGCCAAAGGCATCTATTGCGTTGACGGCCCTGTCTGGGTTGACGGCGTGGGCGTGCTAGAGAGCAAGTTGACCAGCAGTAAGCCCGAAGACCGCCCAGCGCCTCACAGGGGGCCGCTGCAACTCCAAGGGCAATTGATGGCCACCAAACTAACGTGGGGCGCTGTGTGCGTCTTATACGGCGGTATAGAGCTACGCGTCTTCCTTTACCAAGCCAACGCTGCCACACAGTCGCGCATCACCGACGAAATTGAGGAGTTTGAGCGACGCAAGTTTGACGTGGACTGGTATCCGATCCAGTCCAGCTCCGACGGCAATACCGCATATCCGCGTGTCGATGACGGTGCGCCGCCAATAACATTAGAGGGCGAGGACAACGACTGGCTGGCTCAGTTGGTCAATGCCAAGGATGCCAAGAAGGCTGCTGAGGGCGACATTGATGAAGCTGAGGCTATGCTGAAAGAACGCCTGGGCAGCCACGATGAGGCGGTCGGGGTGGTCGGTAATCGCTCTTACTATGTCAAATGGCCAATGCGTAACTTTAAGGCACAGCCGGCCAAGACGACACCGGCCAAGCCCGCACGGATTGTCCGGCAGTCAACGCTGACGATAAAGGAGTCAAAAGATGATTGAGTGGATATCTGTTGAAGATCGTATGCCAGAAAAAGATAAAAGCGTCGAATATAAAGCGACTTTGATGGAAGGGCATAGGGATGAATTTGTTATTGAGAGCGTGGGCAAGTTTGTTGGCTATTACGTTGACGAAGATGGCAAAGAGTGGAAGGGTATGCACATTTTTGTGAGCGACCGTAGTGGCGGTTGGCTTACTGGTGACGTGCAATTTTGGAGAGAGGTGCGTGATGATTGATGTTCCGCTGACAAAGAAGCAGGCGGAACTGCGGATTCTGATTGACCGCATGACCCGCCGGTACGGCTACACGCCGACCATCAATGAGTTGTCACAAAAGACCGGCAAAAGCTTCAGCCAAGTACACCGGCTGATGACCGGACTGGTCGAGCGTGGCGCGGCTGAGAAGGTTGCCGGCAAAGCCAGAGCGTTTAAGCTGCTATAGGGAGATGACATGCAAACAGAACACCTTAAACCCAACGACCTAGTCAGCGTGACTGGCCCAAGTGGCAGAACAGTCACGGCTATGGTCAGGCGGGTCGAGCGCATTGACGATGAAAGCTACAACGTAGTTTTTGAGGATATGCAGACAGCCGATAGATTTGACTATCAATATCTATACAAGTGAGTGAGGGGGCAAAAGCCCCCTTATTTCGTTAGGTTCTTCATCTTTTCAAAGCTACGCATCCCACCCAGACCCAACATGCCCAGCAATACAGTCATCAGGCTGTCCATATCAAAGGCTGGCATAGGTGGTATCTCAAGCCCCATATACGCCGTGATAAAGTCAGTGGCTGGAAATAAAACGAAATGCGCCATCAGGGCAATGCCGCAAGTCCATCCGATAAACGGACGCCACCCGGCCACAAAAATTGACCTGTGAGATGCCTCAGCCTTGTTGATCTCCAGTTGGCCCTTGGCCAGCTCTTGCGCGTGCTGGTCGGCCATTGTGGCTAGGTCGTGCGCCAGCTTGTTCTTCTGGTCTTTGTCTTCGATGAACTTGTCTAGCAGGCCAGTAACCGGCCCAATCAGTGCTTGTATCATGTTTTTTCATGCCCCATCCAAATTGCAAAAGCTCCGGTCATCGCGCCCATCACAACGCTAACAAAACCCATTTGAACGGCGTCTGGGTTTTCCAAGCTCATAAACCAGTCGGCGCAGCGCCAACCCATTATGCTAAACATAATTGTCATCAGGCGTGGCAATATAGCCCAGCGCCTTATTCTTTCGGCTGTCTTCTCACCCATCAGCCAGCGCCCTAAATCTTGCGGTGATCCGCTTCGCCCGATTTGGCGTTTGGTCGAACCAGCGCGAATCTTCAGCTTCGGCGGCTACAGTTAGCCACGCCTTCGGGTCTTCCATAGCCTCAGCAACGCCAGCCCACATTTTTACGAACTTAGAGCAGCGCGGGTAGCCGAGCTGGAAAGTCATGTTGCAGAGCGCCAATGCGGCTTCAGGATAGCGTA